CCAACCATTACCCTCAAGAGCCCACATATATGTTGAAAATTGCATTACATATTCACGAAGAACTTCCATGTAAATTTGATTCATACCAATAGTTTCTAACAACATATCGGTAGTTGGGTAGTTTTGATGCCTATCAACAGTCCAATTATTAGCAAATTCTGCTTCTTCACGAATCATTCTACAAAACTCTTCAGTAAACAATGGGAATGAAAAACAATTATCAAATGGTTCGTCAGTAATTAAATCCCATTCTTTAGTTCTGGCTGAATATGAAACAAATCTATTTTTCCATTCAATTGGGTTTTCATAATATGTGTATAATTCAGGATGCAATTTCATATTAAGGTGTATTGTTTCAGTAGAAGATTTTGGTTGACTATATCCCTGACTTATAAGTTGATTTCTTAATGAGTATACGTTTAAATCTGATTCAATAAAACCTAAATCATTACGATTTGGGTGATTGGAATATGTACATATAAAAAACTCATCTAATGGTATAATACTATCTTGTAAGTTTTTATTTAATAACTTCTCAACACCATTTTTGCTTAACATATAAGCGTGTGTATTATATGACGGATATGGTTTTACGATATTATGTAACCCAAGCTCGGTATCATCTCCCGGTGAAAGTTTATTTCTACCAAGATATAACAAATCCCAATCCGATGGTAATTCATCTACCAAATATGGGGTCAGTTCGTCATGAACCATAAAATCTTCTTCAAGGATTAAAATAGTTTCATGACCACTTTCTTTTGCAAGATTCCACACTTGTATATGTGATAAAGCACATCCAATTTCTCCAGGAAGTACAGGTCTACTATACCATTTATTATCAGAATCTATTTTCCAATTTTGAAATACAGACCAATCTCCACTCTCATATATGTTAAGGTTAGAACCATCAACCGCTCTATGAATGTGAATTACACTTCGTGGGTCTAATCCTAATTTATTTATTTCAGAAACCCATCTATCGTAATTATTAAAATTTTCAGACAATCCAATTACATAAACACAATCTACTTTTGTATATCGTTTAGGGGTATCTATGACATCATACCACTCATTTACACGGATATCCCATGTATTTTTTAAAGCATATTCTTTTGCGTTTTTGAGATTAGTTTCTTGTAATGATTTATTTAGATACAAATCAAGAAATGCTTCAAGAAATTCTTCATTGGAAGATTTATGACTGATAAGTTTGGCCTTACCATTTACCAAATTCAATAGATTACCAGTATCGGTGGATACTATTTTAACCTCACCCATCATCATTTCAAGAGCAGTTATACAATAGGTCTCATCATACTGACTTGGGTATACCCAATATTCAGCCGAATTTATTAAATTGTATAAATCAATTTTACCCAAAGAACCTACATACTCAACACCTTCAAGTTCTGATTTATAACTATCATAAATGTCAAGAGCATATGGTGGTGTAGCAACCACAAGTGTAGCATCAGGTATGGTTTGTTTTATTCTCGGCCAAATTTCTAACAAGTTTGACAAACCTCTTTCAGCCGAAGATGTGTATATAAATCGATTGGGTATTTTTTCAACGCTATTCATTAAAAAATCATGTGTTGATATTGCGTTTTCAATCACACGAACTCTACCCCTCATTTGGGGATATTTTTTTTCTAAAATATTAGCTTGATATTCAGATACACAAATAAAATTATCTATCTTTGAACTTTTTAGATAATCTAAACCATCATTCTCAAGTGTAATTCCATTCCACCATGGATAGAAATCAAAATTATGTAACCAAAAATAAGATTTATCAAAAGTTACATTTCGCGATTCAAGTTCAATCAAATAGTGTATATAATTTGTTGCTATTACAACATCATAGTGTGAGTTTGATTCTAATTTATCATACTCACAATATTTTAGATTTGGATTTGCAAATGATATTGAAGTTATAACATCACCACATATAGTAACATCATGTTTATTAGACATTACTTCCGCAAGTTTCATTACGGAATATTCAGAACCACCCAATCCTTTATTATACCAAGTTCCGGTGTTCCATTTTTCTTTTTGATACCCAACAACAAATAATATTTTCATTTTATTCCACTATGTAATTTAAAACTTGTTCACGTTCACCAAATTTAGAATAATCCATATAGTCTTGTAACTTCCAAGAATGACCAACTTCATCATCCCAACACCAATCATCTTTTCCGAGCTCACGAATTCTTTCATGAATCATTTTATCGTAATAATCTTTTATTAAACGAGCTCTTCGATTTATATCAGTATTATTATTGTCAACTGTAGAATTTCCATCATTATACTGAACATATAGCATTTTTTTGAGATGTATAATTCTTGTATTTAAAAATGATTTAATTATAAGCTCAAAGTCATCAGCTACTGATATGTCTCTACTATGACCACCCATTTGAAAATAAACATCACGTCTCCAAGCTCTTGCATGATTTGGCATACCAATATTGAATCTAATGGATTTTGGATTTATATCGGGATAGTGATGGACTAACCAATCTTTACCATCTATATTTTGCCATGTGTGTCCAGCATATCCCCAATCAAATTTGTTATCAGGGTGACCATACCAATCTTCACCAATATATCCATATTGACGTGGGTCTCCATTTTCATAAACCTCGGTCACATCGGTATAAATAAACCCAGCATCTTCATGCTTCCAAGACGCATATAAAATCTCTTCCAAACAAGTTGTTATCAACACATCATCATGGTCAAGTTCAACTAACCACTTACCATTTGATAATGAGCAAGCCCTATGTTTAACCTCACCAACATTTCCACCCGAATTCGGTGACATACGATATGGTTTAACCCTATAATCACTTTCGGCTATGGTTTTTAAATATTCCCACGTTTTATAATCACCCTCTGGTGAATCATCAACAACAACCCATTCCCAATTTACATAAGTTTGATTTTTTAAAGATTCATATGTTCTAAAAATACGTTCATATGTCTTATAGGTGGGTGTAAACACCGAAAATGTAGGAAGTTCTTCATTTTCATATACCGACTTTTGTGCACTACAAGCCCAAAATGTAGATTGACATACTATGTCGTTTGCTAAAACATTATCATATGGGATTTCATCATAGCTGAATATTTTTGATGAAATAAACTTGTGATTTACAAATTCATATGATTTACTAATAGTATTACCCATGAAAAAAACTACATCAGGTCTATGTTTTGAAAAATTCTCATAAAAATTACAAACACAATCATATGAATATACAATAACCTCTTCTTGTAGATTTTCCTCATGATATACATCAGATTTCAACCTTATTTCGCCAAACCTATCCCATCCATAGACCAATGCGGTCGGTAAATTTGTTTTTCTCATAAATTATCTATATGGTTCACCACCAACCCAAAGTACAAACGACTTTCGTGTACCTTTAGTTACAGGTTTTACTCTATGTAAGTAAAATGATGGAAATATAACAACAACACCTTGACCCCGTGGAGCGGACATAGCACCAGCTCCTAACATAAATTCCAAATCACCACCTTCATATTCATCTGGCTCTGATAATTGAACTGTTACTGATACTTTTCGTTGATTTTGAATTCCAATACCACAATCCATGTGCCAGTCGTAATGACCACCACCCTCATAGTATTCAGTATATTGAATTCTCTCTCTCATATGGGTTAAATCCATTTTCCACATCGCTTGATTTGCTTCCGAAATCATATTGTGTAATTTTGAATATACCCATTCCCATTCTTGGTTTTGAGGACACCATTTTACTGAAGATTTTCTATAGGTATCGTTAGTTCTACTAACATCATCTTGACCAATAGCAGCTTTTTCAAATTCTAAATCAGAGGTTAACTCTTCTATACTTTTCAACTCTTCAGCTGAAAATCCTTCTTTGAACCAATAGTAATTTGTGTAGTTTACATCTAAACGATGCGGGTCTCGGTCGAACTTAAATCCATTTTCCATAACTCATATTCTTTTAATATAAATATGGAAATGAAACTTATTAGAACAAATATCTGTATGTTTCCACAATCCAAACAGGATCACCATTTGTCCAGTTGTGTTTTTTGAAAGTTAATTTTTGTAAAGTATTATCCCATTCAAAATAACCACCAGCAAGTTCATTACCTTTGTCACCTTTTGCATTAGTAGAACCCTGAGCGCCTTGATTTCCTTGACTACCTTTAGCACCATCATATGTACCTTCGGGTGCGGCTTCAGCAACAGCACCTTGAGCACCAGTAACACCCTTTGCACCTTGAGCGCCTTGAGCGCCCGTAGCACCAGCAGCACCCTGAGCTCCTTGATGTCCTTGAGAACCGGTAGAACCCACACTACCTTGAGCGCCCGTAGCACCAGCGGCACCCTGAGCTCCTTGATGTCCTTGAGAACCAGTGTTCCCTTTAGGACCAGTAGCTCCGGCAGCACCTTGAGCTCCTTGAGGACCGGTATGACCTATAGCGCCGGTAGCACCGGTAGCACCACTTGCTCCTTGAGCACCGGTGTTACCTTTAGAACCCGTATCCCCTTGAGCACCTTGAGCGCCTGTAGCACCAGCGGCTCCTTGGGCACCCTGATGACCTTGACTACCAGTATTACCTTGCGCTCCGACAGCACCAGCAGCACCTTGAGCACCGGTGTTACCTTTAGAACCCGTACCCCCTTGAGCACCTTGAGCGCCCGTAGCACCGGCAGCTCCTTGTGACCCTTGAGCGCCTTGAGCTCCCTGAACACCCTTGTTACCCTTTGGACCAACAGCACCACCACCACCACAATAGAAGTCTAAATAGGTATTATTATTTGAAGTACCATATGTAGCATTATCACACGTTAGATTTGTAAGAGTAATAGTAAATCTCTGATTACCCGAATCGTATGAATTTGATGCTACTTGGAATTCTCCAAATGCTGGACTTGGAAATCCTTGTCCAATATCAATTCTACAACCAGTATTTAGTGCATTTAAATATGCGTATCTATCCGTGCTCGAAACAAATGAATATCTACTAACAATTATGGTAGTTAATGAACATGAGTTTGTATTATTAAATGATATTTGTCCCGTACCCACCGAACCAGCAGTTGCTTGCCAATATGTTGATAACGTTGTTGGTGAAGTTCCCGGCGCACCTTGAGCGCCAGTATTACCTTTAGGACCAACAGCACCTGCGGCTCCTTGAGAACCCTGAGCTCCTTGAGAACCAATAGCACCTGTTGGACCAACAGCACCACCAGAACCAACTAAACCCGTAGCGCCTTGAGAACCTACCGAACCTTGAGCACCTTGAACGCCCTTATCGCCGGCGGCTCCTTGAGCACCCGTAGCTCCAGTAGCGCCAGTATTACCTTTAGGGCCCGTAGCTCCTGCGGCTCCTTGAGAACCTTGAGAACCCTGAGCGCCGGTTGCTCCAATAGCACCCGCTGCGCCTTTAGCGCCACTTGCCCCTTCAGCACCTGTATTACCTTGAGACCCGGTAGCCCCTTGAGCACCTTGAGCGCCAGTAGCACCAGCAGCACCTTGAGCACCCGTATTACCTTTAGAACCAGTAGCTCCTTGAGCGCCTTTAGCTCCATGGATTCCACCTGAAGTCTCGGTTATTGATAAACCTGTAAAATATCTCCAAGCGCCGGTTGTTCCCGATGGAGCATATCCAACATACCAATTATGTTCACCTGTTGGGTCTGATGTTGAGGTAAATGAATATTTTTTTCTATACCAAGTTAGTGTTGTTCCAAGTTCAGATGAATACAAATCTTTTTGGTCTACAATTGTACCATCTTCAATTCCGGTAGCAAAATGACTACCACCGGTAGCAAATTGCCTCATATGGAACATACCATAGTTAGCACCACTTCCAGCCCAGTTAACATCATATGCTACCCAAATTTCAAGGGTATAATTTGTCGATGGTTTTACAAAAAATTCAGTAACTTGATATTCAGCAGCACCCGAACTATCTTGTCTTAAAACATACCCAGAATTACCCGATTGTGGATTATTTGATAACGCAAATACTTGAGTAGTAGCGTTATGCCCAGTATAGTATAGATTTATATCATTTGCAGCACCAACAGCCGCAAAATTTGGGTCGATTACTTTATTACCAGCATATCCTTGAGCTCCGGTTGTACCTTGAGCGCCAGTATTACCTTTAGGACCAACAGCACCTGCGGCTCCTTGAGAACCCTGAGCTCCTTGAGCACCAACAGCGCCGGTTGGGCCAATACCACCACCAGAACCAACTAAACCTGTAGCACCCTGTGAACCTGTAGAACCTTGAGCTCCTTGAGGACCAACATCACCGGCCGCACCTTGAGCACCCGTAGCACCAGTTGCGCCGGTATTTCCTTTTGGACCAACAGCACCAGCAGCGCCTTGAGAACCTTGAGAACCTTGAGCACCAACAGCACCAGTAGCACCCGTAGCACCACTTAAACCTACAGCACCCGTAGCTCCGGTGGCTCCTTGAGAACCAGTAGCCCCTTGAGCACCTTGAACGCCCTTATCGCCGGCGGCTCCTTGAGAACCCGTAGCCCCCGTAGCACCGGTGTTTCCTTTTGGACCGACAGCCCCATCAGCACCAGCAGCACCTTGAGAACCGGTGTTTCCTTTTGAACCCTGACCACCTTGTGCTCCCGTAGCCCCTTGTGGGCCGGTAGCTCCTTGTGGGCCGGTAGCCCCTTGTGGGCCTTGAGCGCCAGTTGAACCGGTAGCTCCTTGAGAACCAGTAACCCCTTGAGGGCCGGTTGGGCCGGTAGGGCCGGTAGGGCCTTGATGACCTTGAGAACCGATTGAACCCATAGCACCAGAACGGCCGATTTCAAATGTGTGTTGATACCATGTACCACCACCCGATTCTGATGGTCGTTTCCAAAATACTCTTAAGCCTTCACCACCAGCATATTCTTGTGTTCTTACTCTAAACGAAACTGGCGTACCTGCTGTTAATGATATTGTACCTGTAGTAGTACCTAATGCAGGAGTACCTCTACCACCATAGAATGAAGCAATGTTAGTACCATTTATAAATAAATCAACCGAATCGTCTGATTCTGCTGTGAACGTATATGTTCCAGTTTCAGATGGATAGAATGTACCCCAAGCTTGTACTGAAAAGTAAGTACCACTATTTGGTATTCCCAATCCTGCTGAAGTTAATGTTGTGTATGTTGTCCAATCAAGAATTGTAGCTACATTATAAAAACCTTGGTCATATAATGTTGTATTTGTATATGCAGTATCAAAGAATTTTCCAAAATCATTTGCATCAGTTGGATACGTTCCATATTGAGATGTTGAACCATTTCCAGCATGAGTAGAATATACTTGAACATTAAGGTTACCAGACCCGAAATTTTGACCTTTTGTACCTTGAGCGCCAGTAGCTCCTTGTGGACCTTGAGCACCAGTTGCGCCAGTAGCTCCTTGTGGACCTTGTGGGCCGGTAGCACCAGTAACCCCTTTATTACCAGCAGGACCTTCACCCCCTTGAGCGCCGGTAGCACCTTGAGCTCCCTGAGCTCCGGTCGCACCACCACCACCTTGTGGACCAGTAGCCCCTTGGGGGCCGGTTGGGCCGGTTGGGCCGGTTGGACCAGTAGCACCTTGAGGGCCGGTATTACCTTTGGCGCCTTCGGCACCTTCACCACCTTGAGGACCAGTAGCGCCCGTAGCACCTTTTGAACCGGTCCCACCTTGAGGACCTTGCGGACCGGTAGCTCCTTGAGGGCCGGTAGGGCCGGTTGGACCTGTAGCCCCTTGAGGGCCGGTAGCACCTTGAGCCCCTTGAAGACCGGTTTCACCTTGAGCCCCTTGAGCGCCGGTTGCTCCAATAGCGCCAGTAGCACCTGTAGCTCCACTTGCCCCCTGAGCACCTATCGCTCCGTAGTTATTACACCATTTTACATCTTGAACAGCAGCGTTGCCTGAATAAAAAGATGAATCTAAATAGAATGTAGCACCCGAACCATGGTTTACAGTTCTTCTTACTACACCATCTAAAATATAGTATACATATTGACCATCGTAATGGATAGCAAATGTTGTAACTGCGTTAGTATAGCCAAAACTTAAATCGGCTATAAAATTACAACTTTCATAAATCTGAACACCACCACCAGCGTATGGATACCAAGCATAATCAATAGAACAATATGAAGCGTCTGCTGTTGGGTCGGTATTAAGACCCACCATTTTATATGTGAAGTTTGTTGATTTAAATTCTAAATAAGCGCCAGCACCATATCCTTCTGATGAATATACACCACCACCCCAAGAACCACCACCTTGTTTTGCAAATGATTGAACTGCGGTGTTATTGTTTGTAATTGCTACGGATTGTCCGTTATTGTTTGACGTATAAGAACATCCCTCATAACCTTGAGGGCCAGTAGCACCTTGAGCACCGGTTGCGCCAGTAGCTCCTTGTGGGCCGGTAGCTCCTTGTGGGCCGGTATCACCTTGAGGGCCGGTTGGACCTTGTGGACCTCCATTTCCACCCAATCCCGTAGGACCAGTAGCACCTTGAGCACCTTGAGGGCCGGTTGGACCTTGTGGACCTGCATTTCCACCATATCCCGTAATACCTTTAGCACCTTGAGGGCCGGTTTCTCCTGTTGGACCAGTAGCACCAACAGCACCAGTTCCACCAGTAACTCCACCCGAACCCTTATTACCTTGAGCCCCCGTAGGACCAACCGCTCCTTGAGCACCAATAGCTCCGGTTGGACCTTTAGGGCCACCAGAACCACCGGGTCCGATAGCACCTTGAGCTCCTTGAGGGCCGACAGTCCCTTGAGGACCGATAGCACCTTGCGCACCTCTACCACCTTGTAATCCGGTTGGACCAACAGCACCTTGTGGGCCGGTAGCTCCTTGTGGGCCGGTAGGACCAGTTCCACCTTGTGGGCCGGTAGGGCCGGTGTTACCAGTTACACCCTTTGAACCTTGAGGGCCGGTTGGACCTGTCGATGTATCAGGGTCACTTGGACAAGCACCACAACCACCACCGAAACAAGATTGAACGTTACCATCGATATTACCACCGTTATTATAACCTGGAAGTATATCATCGAAACGGCCAAATTCTTGAACTTGATAGCAACATCCATCATCCATAGTGACAGCATCACCACAAGCACACCAAGTGTCTATACCATAATATTGAGAGGTAGAATTACTATCATATACGTTTGAACAACCCGGGTCACATGCGTTTAATAGCCAATAACACGTTGAATTATGTACTATATATCCATTCAGTATATAAACGTCATCTGGTTCTATACCAATTTTATGTAAGATTTCTGAATTAGTATCAGTATATGCGTCTTCGAGTAATTCTTCTGATAAAGAACCACTTTCATATTTTATTAGATAGTCACTACCTACTTGTAAATCTTGTGATGATTTGAATCTATATGTGTTGGTAGAATCTTTTACAAGAATTTTTTTACCATATCCAACTGATAACGAGTCGTTGAATACCGCAAATTCTTCAGCAGTAGAACCACTTGTATTAAATACAACTGAAGCTGAAGTTATCTGAATTTCACTTAAAGAGGAACCTGTCCAATTTGTTGAAGATATTTCAGAAAAGTCAGTTCCAGATAAATGGACTGCTGTTACTAAAGTTCCTTTGGTGATGTTCTGAAGTTGTTCAGAACCACCACCCCAAAGACTGACTAATTGATTCCCTTTAAATCCTGACATATAACCTTTTTAATTAGTATGCTGAACCACTTAAATACATATGGATTACATATGTGTTACCACCATTATTGAATGTTAAATATCCACGAGTTGCGTTCCAAGAAAGACCTGGAGATACACCGGTAATTAGAGTACCAAGAGCGGCTTCTCCTTTTTGACCTTTAGCACCTTGAGCGCCAGTAGCACCCTGTGCACCTTGAGCACCTTGAGCGCCAGTGAAGTTCAAACCAGAAGCCCCTTGAGCCCCTTGTGGACCAACAGCCCCTTGAGCCCCTTGTGGTGATGCCCCTTGAGCACCCGTAGCACCTTGAGCACCCTGAGCACCAACAGCACCTTGAGCACCTTGGGGTGATGCTCCTTGAGCACCCGTAGCACCTTGAGCCCCTTGAGCACCCGTAGCACCTTGAGGTGAAGCTCCTTGAGCACCTTGAGCGCCGGTAGCCCCTTGAGCCCCCTGAGCCCCTTGTGGTGAAGCCCCTTGAGCACCGGTAGCCCCTTGAGCCCCTTGTGGGCCGGTAGCACCTTGAGCACCTTGAGGTGAAGCCCCCTGAGCACCCGTAGCACCTTGAGCACCTTGAGCGCCGGTAGCACCTTGGGGTGAAGCCCCTTGAGCGCCAGTAGCCCCTTGAGCACCGGTTGGGCCCGTAGCACCTTGAGCCCCTTGTGGTGATGACCCTTGAGCACCAGTCGCACCTTGAGCGCCAGTCGCACCTTGAGCGCCGGCTGTACCTTGAGGACCTTGAGCCCCACTAGCACCCTGAGCACCTTGAGCACCCGTAGCACCTTGAGGTGATGCTCCTTGAGCACCCGTAGAACCTTGAGCGCCGGTAGCACCTTGAGCGCCAGTTGGACCTTGTGAGCCCGTGGCGCCAGTCGCACCTTGAGCACCTTGTGGACCAGTCGCACCTTGAGCACCTTGAGGTGAAGCCCCTTGAGCACCCGTAGCACCTTGAGCTCCTTGAGCACCCGTAGCACCTTGAGGTGATGCTCCTTGAGCACCTGTAGAACCTTGAGCACCAGTAGCCCCTTGAGCCCCCTGAGCCCCTTGAGGTGAACCCCCTTGAGCACCTGTAGCACCTTGAGCACCGGTTGGGCCCGTAGCACCTTGAGCCCCTTGTGGTGAAGCCCCTTGAGCACCGGTAGCCCCTTGAGCCCCTTGTGGGCCGGTAGCCCCTTGAGAACCTTGAGGACCAGTAGAAGTAGAACCTTGTAAACCTTGAGCGCCAGTAGCACCCTGAGCACCTTGAGCTCCTTGAGGTGATGCTCCTTGAGCACCTGTAGAACCTTGAGCACCGGTTGGGCCGGTAGGACCGGTTGGACCTTGTGCGCCCGTTGGGCCGGTAGCACCTTGAGCTCCTTGTGGGCCGGTAGCACCTTGAGCCCCTTGAGGTGAAGCCCCTTGAGCACCCGTAGCACCTTGAGCTCCTTGAGCACCCGTAGCACCTTGAGGTGATGCTCCTTGAGCACCTGTAGAACCTTGAGCACCAGTAGCCCCTTGAGCCCCCTGAGCCCCTTGAGGTGAAGCCCCTTGAGCACCTGTAGCACCTTGAGCACCGGTTGGGCCCGTAGCACCTTGAGCCCCTTGTGGTGATGAACCTTGAGCACCCGTAGCACCCGTAGCACCTTGAGCACCGGTAGCACCTTGAGGTGAAGCACCTTGAGCACCTGTAGAACCTTGAGCACCAGCGACTCCTTGAGGGCCGGTTGCTCCAGTAGCACCTTGTGGGCCGGTATCACCTTGTGGGCCGGTAGCACCTTGAGCACCGGTCGCACCTTGTGGGCCGGTCGCACCTTGGGCACCCGTAGCACCCGTAGCACCTTGTGGGCCGGTAGGGCCGGTTGGGCCAGTAGCACCTTGAGCACCTTGAGCACCCGTAGCACCTTGAGCACCCGTGGTACCTGTAGAACCGGTAGCTCCTTGAGCTCCTTGTGGGCCGGTAGCTCCTTGTGGACCAGTACCACCCTGAGCACCTGTAGGACCAGTACCACCCTGAGCACCCGTAGCACCTTGAAGACCTTGAGGACCAGTAGCCCCTTGAGGGCCTGTTGCTCCCGTGGCACCTTGAGCGCCGGTAGCACCTTGTGGTCCGGTTGAACCTTGAGCACCCGTTGGGCCGGTTGGGCCGGTTGGACCAGTACCACCTTGAGCACCTGTAGCACCTTGTGCACCGGTAGTACCCTGTGGGCCGGTTGGACCAGTACCACCTTGAGCACCCGTAGCACCTTGAGGGCCGGTTGAGCCGGTTGGACCAGTACCACCTTGAGCACCGGTCGGACCTTGAGGACCAGTACCACCTTGAGCACCTGTTGCACCTTGAGCGCCCGTTGAACCAGTTCCACCGATTGGACCAACAGCACCTTGTGAACCAGTTGCGCCGGTAGCGCCAGTTGCACCCGTTGGACCGGTTGGACCTTTAGCACCTTGAGGACCTGTAGGTCCTAAATTTCCTTTTGAACCTTGTGGGCCGGTAGCACCCTGAGCGCCAGTAGCACCTTGTGGGCCGGTAGCACCCTGAGCGCCAGTAGCACCTTGTGGGCCGGTAGCACCTTGTGGGCCGGTAGGGCCTTGAGCACCTTGAGGGCCCATTGAGCCAGTAGCACCTTGTGGGCCGGTAGCACCTTGTGGGCCGGCAGGGCCTTGAGCACCTTGAGGGCCCATTGAGCCAGTAGCACCCTGAGCACCCGTTGCACCGGTTGGGCCGGCAGGACCTTGAGCACCCGTAGCACCTTGAATACCTTGAGGACCAGTAGCTCCAACCGGTCCTTGGGGGCCGATTGGGCCGGTTGGACCGGTCGGACCGGGCTCACCTTTAGCACCAACTGCGCCTTGAGCACCGGTGGCGCCTTGAGCACCGGTGGCGCCTTGAGCACCCGTAGCACCAGCTGTACCAGTAGGACCTTGAGCACCTTGAGCGCCGGTAGCACCTTGTGGGCCGGCTGAACCCTGAGCACCTTGAAGACCTTGTGGGCCGGTTGGACCAGTACCACCTTGAGGACCAGTACCACCTTGAGCACCCGTAGCACCTTGAGGGCCGGTTGGGCCGGTTGGGCCGGTTGGGCCGGTATCACCCTTTTGACCTTGTGGTCCTGTAGGACCTGTAGGACCGGTGTTATGTACTAATAAATTACCGACAAAATAATTGTGGTCAGGTTCAACAGTAATTGATATCGTTTGTAAAGGTTGATTAACTACTTCAAATAAGGTTATAGTTAATTCGTTACCATCTTTACTAAATAAGTTTAATGAAGAATAATTTGCTTCAGTTGGTGTCACCCAATTTCCATCAACAGTATAAACTGATAGGTCAGATGAAGCTTTTACTACTTGACCATTGGATAGGGTTAATTTTATATATGATGCTAATTCTACATCACGGACTTCAGTAACCTGTGAAGTTGAATTTTCAGAGGTTTGGGTGTTGTACGATTCAACAAAACTACCCGATTGGACGTGGTAAAAGAATGGACTTTGATTACCATTTATAACCACACCTTCGATTAAATTATGTAAACTATGTATAGAGCTCATTTTATAACCTTATGTAAATGGTTGAATCTTGTATGTTATCATTATAGTATATAAGTCGCAGGTATTTGTAAATTTGTTTACTTCAAATTCAATTAAATCACCACGAGAAAATGAATAACTACTTCCAAATGAAAAGTCATATACAGCATATTGTGTTGTTGTAAGAGCTTGAGTCACACCAGCACCCAATGTATTTCCGTTTTTATATGGTTGAATGTAATAGTCATTTGTAGTTGTATTTGCTTGACCAACCATTAACTGAATAGTATGAATATGACCAGCATATGGAGCTATCCAAGTTCCATATGGTGATTGGGCTGGCTGTAAATCCGCTACAACAGAAAGTGGTGAAAATCCATCAGGAACACCCCTATGGTCAACCGGAATCAATGTAGTTACAATATCGTAACCACTTAATAAATCTGAATTAAAAACACGAGTTTGTACAACACCACCTGACCCTGATACAAATACTCGTGTTGAAGTTGTACTTGTAGCAGCTGATGTCAGTATTAATCCAGTAAAGGATGGAGCATCGCCGGTTTGTAATCCGGTGTCGACATCAGTCTGAACACCATTAATTGTTGCTCTTACCGTACCTTGAGATGGTGACGTGAAAGAAGAAGCGGATACGAATCCCGTTCCGTTATAATCGAGTTGACTGGCTAACGAACCAGCTGTTATGACTTTTTTCCAACTTGGCATATTCCTTTTCCTTTACTGTGGTTGGTAACACGTTAGTGCCCACTTCCCTTTCGGGCCAACATTAAAAGTAGTTTTTGTATTGTACTACAATAAATATAGTTTTATAAAATAAAAAATCCCCTATGATTGGGGATTTTCTTTTTGGTTTTTCAACTGAATCAGCGATATTTCTTTTTCAATTTTTTCTAATATTACTGCGATTGTAACAGCCTCCGAACCTTTTATATCCAATTTGTGGATAGCGAATCGAATTATGTTTAAATCACTTTCGGAAAATCCTTCGTATATCTTCATAACTTATTTTAATTTTAAAATATTTTCTTGTAATTTGACAGCAAGTTTATAAACAAACTCAATGTCTTTTCCTTTAAAAGGAACTTCACCCAAACCTATCAGAAGCGCCTCAAGCTCCCTTTTGGAGAGCTTGAGTGTCGCTTCATTAAGATTATTGTTTTTAGTTTCCGCCATAACCTCTTTTGTTTAGATTATGAATAGATGTAAATCAACCCTTGACCATCAACAAAGATGTTACCATTTTTAGACCAAGCCGCAGAACCTGAATCTAAAGCTACAGCAGATACATATGCGTGTGGGGTTAATGAAGTAGCCGATTGTGATGAACCACTTGCAGTTAAAGCCCATCTTTCAGTAGACTGACCATCATAGAATAAAGCAGTACCAGTTCCGTTAACATTTGTTTCTACAATGATACCACCCTCAGCAGATGCAGCCGAACCTGAAGCCAAGAACATGAATCGGTCTTCTACTAATACGTTTGTTGTATTAAGAGTTGTAGTAGTACCATTTACAGTCAAGTCACCACTCACGGTCAAGTTTGTAAATGTAGGTGAGTCAACAGTTTGGAGACCTAAATCAATGTCAGAACCATTAACTCTCAAAGTACCTTGTGATGGTGATGAGACAGCAGATGCGGATACAAAGTTTGAACCACCAAAATCAAGTTTTGTGTAAGCAATAGCAGCACCAGCAGCAACAGCAGCATTTACAATGTTACCGGCAGCGATTTTAGCACTCGTGATAGCACTATCGTTAATTTTAGCAGTAGTTACAGCCGAGTTAGCAATTGTAGCAGTACCAGCAGCAGTAACAGTGATATCACCATTTACGTTTGTCAAGTTAGCGTAAGAAGCCGATGTAGCACTTGTAGCACTTGTAGCCGAGTTAGCGGTCATTGCTAATGTAGCAAAGGAAGCCGATGTAGCATTTGAAGCAGAACCTGTTAAGTTACCAACGAAGTTAGCCGAAGCTACACTTATTAAACCAGCAAGCGATGTAGCCGTTGTACCAAGGGTTACTGAAGTAGAACCGATAGTAACAGTAGATGCTACAAGGTGTCCGTTTTGAACTGAAGATGATGCGATTTTAAGATTCGTAATAGCAGCGTCAGCAATCTTAGCAGTAGTTACGTTTAAATCTTTAATTTTGGCAGTCTCTACAGAATCAGTAGCCAATGCAGCAGCAACTACGTTACCGGCAGCAATTTTAGAACTTACTACAGCGTTGTCAGCAATTTTAGCACTTATTACAGCACCAGCAGCCAATTGACCTTGGTCAACTGAAGACGATGCAATTTTAGCATTTGTAACAGCACCATCGGCAATTTTAGCAGTTATTACAGCAGCAGTAGCTAACTGACCTTGGTCAATTGAACCGGATACTACAGCACCACTAATAGTACCACTTGATAGTGTTAAATCAATTGTTGTCGTGTCACTCACGGCGGTCACAGCGCCAGACCCAGACAAAATACCAGTACCAGCGAAGCTCAATAATGAAGCATTATCGCCTGATACTATGACTCTTTTCCATGTTGCCATTTAAATTTCTCCTATTTTAATCGATTAAAATTGACATATGTGTTTTGTATACAAGAATAAATATTACATTCCTAAATAAAACAATGATGAAGAATATAATATTCCACCTTCAATTGGTTGTAAATTCAAGTTTGAACTATCACCTATAATTGTTCTACCAACATTGTCAACTTTAAATCCTTCGAAAGACCCACTTGATACTGACAGTGAACCTGTTATTTGAATGTTGTTTGTTGTTGAATAGAATGAACCTGTTAATGCAAATATACCACCAACACCACCAAGTGTATCAAATCTTGAAGCAATTGATGATGATAAAGATACAAAAGCACCACTTATATCAGATGCAATTTGAGCAGAACTTGATATAGTTCCAGCCACAGCACCACCTGGAAAGGTAAATGATGTAAACGAAGCAGAATCAATAAGTCCACCATATCCAGGGGTTTCAAATGCAATATACTTTGTTACCTTATATAATGAATCCGAATTCTGAATGTATATAATTTGACCATCTTTTAATCGGTCATGGTATAGGGAGTACATGGTAGAGGATGACGCAACAGTAATCCAACCACCTTGTACATAACTAATATCGGTGAATGAACCGGATAGCCCACCTCTAATATAAATATCGCCTACTGTAGTTGCCATTCTATATTGTCTCCTTATGGTGCAGATGCCGAATCTGGCATCAAATAGTATCTTGTGTTGTTATTGTTTTTACCTTCACCGAAAATCATTCCCCAACGAGAGTAACCTTGATGTGGTGTTTGTAAGTTAAAATAGTAAATACCAGTACCCATTGTTCCAGGAATAGCAGCATCTTTAGCATATACATAGTATTCGTTTGGAGTTCCCGTTGGGTCAGGCGGAGCACTATCATACATAGAAGCCGGCTTACCACCTAAATTAGAAGCTGAAGCAAATAATATTAAAACTCGCTGTGAGGTCGAACTAAAGTTCAAGTATCCAAGTGTTGACAATCCGGTAGCAGATGTATCTGACAGGTTTGTCAATGATGAACTCTTATATAGGGTACAAGCGCCACCAATATATGATGGTGTAAACGTACTACCCAACGAACCACTTTGGAACATAGCAATTACCGAACCACTATCAATAGCAATACCATCAGCCCCATTATCACCTAAAGATGCAATAGCCGTAGCTTCACTTGCGGCAGAACCACCACTCCAACCATAAGCATAAACAAGAGCAACGGGGTCTGCGATAGTTATCGTGTTTGATGAGTATGTTCGTGTTTTTCCATGAACATCTTTAATTGTAGCATCGTATGTCAATGTTTGTCCGGTTGATATTGTAGATACATTCTTTATAACATATGATGATGAATTTGCGTTTTGTGGTACTAAATACAAATCAGCAGCATTCGTTCCACCCAATGACATAGAGAATGGAGTATCAGTTTCCATATCACTTATACTTGCACTTATAAGGCCGGTATTTGCTGATATCGAAGCGGTTAAGTTTGCAGCTATTGGAGTAAATGATGCAGTTGGTACACTATTCGGAGCAACGTTAATTGTAATACTACCACTACCAATATTATTGTATTGGTCACGGAAAGTTATAGTTGATGTAAAAGTTTGGCCCGAAGTATACGACCCACTCACATTTTGTCCTATCGACAAAGCACCAGCAGTTGTTACACTAACAAGTGCGTTTGATGATGTAAATGAAGCAACTGCGGCCGAATTGTATTGTGGTGAGTAAGTAACACCCAAATCACCTTGAGTACCAGTTCTACCATTTGTACTTGTATAAATAAAAGCACCACTCCTAGCAGTTTCAATTACATAGAATGTTCCGTTTGTAGTAAGAGAGCCAGTCGATGCTTGTGCTACTGTGAATGTAGCGGAACTACTACCAATTTTACCGAAACTATCGGCAATACTAGCACTAAACGTGTAAGTTCCAGCTGAAATATTTGAGTTGGCGTAAATATAATAGTTATCACCACTTTGAAGTCTACTAAATCCGGCAGAAGATGATACTAATTGGAAAGTTGAATGGTTTACAGTGTCACCAATTCCTACTTGATATTCCCCAAATGATATTACGGCCAAATAGTTACTTGGTCTAGCTCCGTTTGTATTCCAGTTTGAACTATATGATGCCGTACTAAATGTAACACCATATGCCAAATTTGGAGTCACTTTTAATGTATGAGTTCTATATTGTTTTGTAGTTTCAAATGAAGTTTCAGATGCGGTAATTTGTATTTGTAAGGTAGAGCCCGATGTGTATATAGAACCACTTATATTATTAGCAAGTTCAAGACCAAGTGAGGTGGAACCTGTATATTGAGTAGTTCCGTTAGTAAATCTAACATATCCAGCAGGAACACTATTTACTTTCCACATTTGAGATACTGCTGACGAAAATGTAACACTACCTGCGGTATATCCATTTGTATTTGTAGTTAAATCAGCACCAGATACAGCAGATTCTACAATATAATATGTTTGTGTATCAGAACCAATAGTTGAAGAAGCATCAGCGTCAATTGGTATTGTTATTTCGGCAGTATCGGTTGTAGTGTTATAGGCATCACTAATAGTTACCAAGTAAACATATCTATCAGCAACATCTGAATTTAAATACACACCATTTTTACGAGTTACAGTTCCACCCGATGAACATTGGAATGGGTCAGCGTGTGGGTCATATAATGAAGTACCACCTAATGATGATGTTACGTTTGTTCCAACGGAATTCAGGTAAGCTGATAATAATGTAAAATTACTAAATACAATTGTGTCACCTTCAGAATCAGTAGCAGTTATAGAACCAACAGTAGTACCATTTGATGAGTTTTCATTTATAGCAGTTAAAGTCTGATTATTAACTATTGGACTTATGTTATCGGTAACTTGAATCAATACCGGTAGAGATGTAATTGACGTAGTATCATCACCACTTGTATAGTGTTGGTCTTGCACTGTCATGGTGAAAGAATAACTTGAAGTTGCCTCATAATCCAACGAAGCGGTTACTTGACTAATTACAACGTTCGTAGGATTAATTGTAGCGGAGAACGCTGATGGTATTGATGATGCGTTTATAGTAATTGTATCATTTTCAGCATCAGTAAAATAAACAGTAAATTTAGTACCAGGTGCTGAATTTTCGTTGAGCGATGCGGTATAACTGGTAATAATACTACCATTGGTTGAGGTTTGTCTCCAAACCGGAGCCGTATTTGGGTTAACACGAATATAAATTGTTTGAGAACCGACTCCATTAAATGTATCAACGGCCTCAACTAAAAATGGATGAGAACCTGAACCTGGAGTTGAATCCGTGTTCATTGATGATGTCGATTTTGTATTTAATGTAATTTGACCAGCGGATGATATTCTAAAATAATTAGCAGTATATAAACTTGATGTTCTAAATGTTATAGATTGAGCTTCAGCATCAGTAGCAGATACTGTACCCACAACCGAACCGCTTGCTTCAAATTCTTGAATTGTAAATCCGGTAGTTGTAATTACAGGAACACTATTTGGGAAAAATACTTTTTCAATAAAATTAGCAAGTGACCCACTTGTACCAAAATTAGTATTATAAATACCAGCAGGCAAACTTGTATTAGAAACAACACGATTTCCATCGAAAGTTGTTAATGGGTTTGTAGATTGAGATAAAGCAGCATCAGAACCACCACCAAACCCAGCAGCAGCAACCGAAGCGGATATAAACGTTGGACTAATGTAAGAAGCGGTTGCTGCATTAGATACACTATCAGCTCTAGTTACTAAAACAGTTATTGCGTTACCAACGTTTGTAACACTAACACCGCTACCAGTAAAATCAATACTTCTAATATTTTGTGATAAAACACTACCCGTATATGATGCGGTGATTGCTAATCCAGAACCACCACTACCACCACCAGCTAAACTTGATAAATCTACCGAATTACCATTTGATATACTAAGCGCATATGTTGATGAATTAAATGATAGATTTTGTGCATCTGAACCTGTGACATCAACATCAAGTTCAATAGCAGTCATTCTTGAAGCTATAGAGCTTGATAAATTAGATACAGTCGTTAATATTGAACTTGAAAGTGTTGTTACGTTTTGAGATACAGATACAACTCTATCTTGCATTGAGGCAGAGAAGTATGGGAATGTTCCCGGCGTTAAAACACTACCTTGTTTAAATTCAGTTAAAGCTCGTATCTGATTTGATTGAAACGGAGTTATGTACTGATTTTGCGCAGGTTTATTTGGGATAGATGTAAAATCTATTTGAGTAGACGATGATAATATACCGCTACCAAGTAGTGAACCACTAATTGTCCCTTGAAAAGAGCCGCTAAAAGAACCGCTGTAATCCGGCATTATGTTTTCCTCATATAATTTGTATTACTATCTCTAAATAAATAGTAAGATTTATACGGAACTGATTTTAAAATGAAGCCAATAACATTAATATGTCATCTAACGCTTCATGTCGGTGATTATCTTTAAGAACAACAGTATAAGCGTATTTACTTCCCTTTAGTTTAGGAACTTCATGGATTGCGGAATCATTTTGATATTTTAAGTCGATTTGTTGGGAATCACCACATAAAATCATGGTAGAACCTTTACCAAGTCGAGCCAATACCATCTGAAGTTGTTGTTTTGTTAAATTTTGAAACTCATCAACAATACACACAGCGTTATCAAACGTTCTACCCCTAAAATGGGTCAATGAAACCAACTCAAGGTTACCATCCTTTTCCATTCTTTCTAAAATATCAGGTTTGTTGTAAACTTTTCTCATATTATCACGAATTGGAACTAACCATGGTTCTAATTTCTCTTCCAATGAACCAGGAAGAAACCCATTGTCCTCATTTGATACAGTGGGTCGTGTCATTATGATTTTATTAACTTGTCTCTTAAAAAATAAATCCAATGCAATCTGACAGGCGAGCAACGTCTTACCACTACCGGCTTTACCAATAATAAAATTAAACGGAGTCTCGATTATTTGTGCTTTTGCAGCTTTCTGTTCGTCAGATAAGGTTATCGAAAACTTAATATCATTTTTCGGAACTCTTTTTTGAATATTGTCGGGCATATTGTTCTCCATATTTTCGTAAACCTTCTTTTATAAGAATAAATATCCCTATGGCAATAAAAAAGGGGGTCGAAATCGACCCCCTTCTTCAAAAATCAGTTATCCTAATGATTAGGCGCCCAAAGTCTCAAGACCATGAACGTATACCTTACCATAGAACTCACCACGAATCATTTCCTTCGCGTAACGAGTCATAACACCCTTACGAGGTTGGAAGTTTTTCGGGTCATACACCAAAGGAGTCATGATTAATGGAATGTAAGGAGCGTATACAGCACCAGTTTCCAAGAATTGAGCACCTTTGAAACCTAACAAGATTTGGTTAGTAGTCATGTAAGGGTTTTTGTACACAGTGTAGCGGTTAGCGAACGAACCTACTTGTGATACACCCATAGCGAATGACATTTCAGCACCAGTTCCATTAGCAGCATATCCTGGGATAGACTCAAGGATTGTAGCAACATCAGGAGATACTACCATAAAGTTAGCTCCACCTCTCATGGTTTTAGCATGGATTTGGTTAGAAACTCTCTGAAGTACAGTACCCAATGTAGCGAACCAAGTACCTTGAATGTAAGCAGTGTAGTTAGCAGCTGATTGTGCGAAACCTGAACCATTCCACTCGTAACCAACTTTAGCTGACCAGTAACCTGTAGTCAATGCGTTCTGCATCAACATATCCAAGATTTCGAAATCGATTTCTTGAGATACATATTCAGACAACATTGAAGTCAATTCAGCTTCAGCGTCAATTGAGTGGTAAGCGTTCAAGTCTTGAGCAAATTCAGGAGTCCATTGTGCTTTCAACTTACGAGTCTTAGCAACGATAGGAACTGAACGAAGCTCAACGTTTAATTCAGGAATACCAAGGTCAGTTTCAGGGTTTGCAGCGAAACCTGAAGTGGTTTGTTCGAAGTCACCACGAGTGATGTCAGTCGGTTGTTTTTGGTATTTAACACCATTGATTGATAATGGGTCAGCAACTTTAACGATAGTTGTTACCAAACCTTGAGCATTCACTTTAGTGAATTGTGGGTAGTTAACAATAGCAGATGAAGTTGAGTAAAGTTGGAACGCACGTACACCTTCAAGGTCAACATCAGTCAAGTCACGAGATGCTGAATATTGTACCTTGATGACACCAGTTGCGCCAACCAATACTGATTGAGAAAACGCTGTATCGTAATCAATATCAGCATCAGTTACAGAACCAGTGATAAAGTTAGCAGCAGTAGTCAAGTTAGCAGCTTTATTCAGTTGTGCACTAGCTTCGTTGATAGTGTAACCGAAACGACCAGCACCATAAAGACCACCAACAGCAGCAGAACCAGTTTCGGTGATACCGAATACAGAGTCAGCTTGTGAATCTTTACCAGAACCGGTAGTGAAACCAGGTTGACCTGTACCATATTTGAAATCCAAATAGAATACAAGACCTGATGGTAAGTTCATAGGTTGTACACTAACGAATTCTTTAGCAGCGATTTCAGAGAAAATACGTCTTACTAAAGGAAGAGCTACACCAGCCCATTCTTCAGAGTTAGCAGAAGTACCTGTGCTTGAAGCTTCAGATACCAATTGTTTTGCTTGGTTTTCCAACAAAGTAGCCATGCCACTTCTTTCGAAGTCAGACTTGATACCTTCCAAAAGACCGGTCTTAGCCCATTTAGCTACGATACCTTTAGTCTCTTCGGTCATTCTTTTGTTGAAACCAGCAGATTCATTCAAAATGTTATTGATTTTCATCTTATTTTTCCTTTTTTCTTTTGGTTTTAAATTATTTGTTTAAACCAGCTAACTTCTTAAATCTTTCAGCAACAGCAGCACCTTCAGAAAGAATTTCTTTTTTAGGAGCAGATGACTTCATAGGTTTAGAAGCAAGTGATTCTTTTACAACAGTTTTGTTTTTTCTTGCAACATTTAAGTTTTCACCCAATGTAGCGTAAACTAATTTAACTTCTCTCAAAGATGCAGCTCTATCGAAGTTCTCGATAACTTTCATCTTTTGATTTTCGTTCAAGTCGAATGTTCTGAACAATTTGTTAGTGTATAACAATTTAGCGTTCAAAAGATTCACCTCGTTAATGGTTTTCTTCAAAGAAGTGATAACGTTGTAAGCTTCAGCCAATTCTTCTTCTTTTTCCTCGTTCCATGATTCTTGAGTTTCCTCTTCTTCAACAGTCTCTTCTTCGCCATCCATTTCTTTCAAGGCTCTGATAATTTCATTGATATCAAGTTCTTCTTCCTCAGCAACGGGCTCGTCTTCCATTTCTTCTTCAGCAACAGGTTCTTCACCCATTTCATCTTCTTCAGAAACTTCTTCTTCACCGGCCATAGCGTCTTCAAGTTCTCTGATTACAGCTTCGAGGTCTAAATCGTCTTCTTCAGTCTCTTCTTCCTCGTCGCCAGTAACATCGTACTCTTCACCATCTTCTTCAGAATCCATGTCCATTGTCATGTCTTCTTCACCCTCTTCAGAATACATTTCCTCTTCTTCTTCAACACCCATTTCGTCTTCTTCAGTAGCCATTTCGTCTTCAGCAGGTTCGTCCATAGTAGCAGCAGCGTCCATTTCGTCAGCAACTTCTTCTTCGTCTTCCTCTTCCAACTCTTCAGCAATCTTATGAGACAACATAGATTGTAGTTTTGGAGTAAATGCTTCTTCAAGAGCCATTTTAGCGTTAGCTAATGCAGTTTCCTTAACGGCTTTGGCATCAGCGATAGCTTCTTTTAACAAATCTGATTTCATTTGTTTTTCTCCTAAATTAAGCTTTTTGGATAATAAGATTATTGAGAATCTTAATTGAATATTTTTTCAAATAATAGTAATCACTCATTGGGGAGTGATATTTTTAAAATAAATAGGGTTACTTTTTCTGAAACGATAAAGTGTTTACCATTATTATTCGTTTATTCTTCGAATATACTCTCTGCGTTGAGCATCTTCTTTTTGTTTTCTACGAAGTGTTGTTGGTTTAGTGTATTCTTTCTTATCTCGTAAGATATCCATCATACCACTATCTTTAACAGTTCGTTTTAATAACCGAATGGCAGCTTCCAAGTTACCATCCACTACTTTCACACCAAGGGCGTTTCCGTACATGAACATATCATCCTTACGGCCCTTTTTCTTCTTTTTAAAATTGTCGTTTTTTCTATTCATAAATTCTTGTTAAAAAAAATACACCTACCATGTTACTGATAGGTGTATATAAATATGAAAATCTTTTTTATAAAATCAATTGTTTATTGTTCAATACCTTTTTTGGAACTGATTTTGTATTTTTTGTACAAGTAGTCCATTGACTTTATATTTGGTAACATTGCGTTAGCGTGTTCTGAATTTGCTTGTTTTAAACGAATCATCAAATCCAAATCTTCTTCAGAAGCAACTTTAGCAAATTTAACTCCAACATATCCTGGCATAGTTTTTCTAACAGTATCGTTTCGTTTTTGGTCCCAATATGCTTCGTTTACTGAATCGGTATTTTCACTTATAGAATCCAATCCATCTTTAAAATCCATGAACAACCCACCAATGTGTTTTTGTTGTTGAGGACTTAACTTTTTAATATCAGATAGATTGTTTTTTATAAACTTTGAAAAATCCAATGATAATTGTTGTAGTATGTCGGTATTACTCATTTTATTACTTTCTTTTGGGAGCGATGCTATTAGCCATTTGTTTTTTCATCTCACGGCGTTTCTTTTCCATTTCAATAGCAACTTTTTTCAATGTTTCATATTCACCTTTCAAAGCAGGGTCCATGTATCTATGAAGTCCCCAATTGAAAGCAGCAGTAAACAACATATGGAATGGTAATGAATCATACTTTTTACCATAAGGAGATGTACGCAACCAAAACAAAAAGTGTTCAGCCATTGCTTTTGATATCTTCACACCTTGAACACGAGAAGATTCACCTTTAGCAACTGACTTTAAGAGTGTGGCAGCTGATACTTCGTTAATATTAGATTTTTTTACTACTGATTCGATATATAATGTTTTACCATTGGCTGTAGCTGCGATTTGTTTTGAATTTAAGAAGTCAGAAGCTTTTTTAGCAGCAGCTGGGGTTTCATAAACCATTACACCATCCATGGTTACCGAAACAAATCCTTTATGAATAGAACTCATGTGTTTTGCAATCTCTGGTGATAATCCTTCGTTTACTGATTCAAATTCCATATCTTTTGACTGACCTGGTCTAGCACTATGTGTATTAAATAGAACATATTTACCATTATCCAAAATAACAGCAAATCCAAAATCACTATCATACGCCACATTTGTAACTTTTCTACCCTTCATTATGTAGTTAAGGTTTTTATTATCACTAAATGCCTCGTTTACTGATTCGGCAACATATCCTTTTGATAAAAAATCTTGCTTTCCTTTTTCAAAATCTTTTTGGTTATTATAGATTGAGATACCATAGAAATCACTACCATCATCATGTTTATCAACACCATTGTGGTGAGAGATTACATATTTAGCTTTACCAATACCATATCCAGTTTTGAATCTTTTCTTACCTTCGTTTACTGATTCATCTTTTTTCTTACCGGCTCTTAACGCAGCCAAGTCAGATGCTTCAATTTCACCATCATCGTCAAAATCAATTTTGTCTTGGTTACCTTTAAGTTCTTCTTTCTTCAATAAAGAAGTCAACTTCATAGACTCATTAGCAAACTCTTCAGCGTTCTTTTTGTCTTCATCATCAACACCAGTCACTTTGAATGACTTACCATCAACCTCAAACGAATCTTCGCCAGCAGCAATAGCTTTTGCTCTTTCGGCACCAAACTCGTTACCTTCTTTGATTTCATAGTATTTACCAAGAACTTCACCAATCTCATCATAAGCAGATTCCATTCGTTGTTGTAAAGTAGAAACCTCTTTGATTGTGTTTGAGAAAACCTTGAATGATTCATTCATAGATTTCATGTGTCTCTGAACAGTTACTCTATCAAACCAATCACCAGTTTCTTTTAAAGTAATTGAATTTGCGTTTTCAACAATCCCTTTGATTGAATCGTGAATTTCAGCAAGATTACCTTTGTGAGAAATCATCTCACCTAATTGACGATATGCAGCAACGGCTTCAACGAATGCACGTTTTTCTTCTTTGGTCATTCCTTGAGCATCTTCTTCACCAACATTCATTCTGCGGTAATCTAATTCTTGAGATTCTTTTAATAAGTCTTTTAACTTTTTCATTTTATTATCCGTTTGTTTTAAAATTAAAATCCGATTGAAACACCATCTTTATCACCTTCGACCCAACGAATCTTGAGTGCCAATAATTGTTTGAGGTCGGCTGAATCAAATCTATATGAACCACCCATTGATGGTTTTTTGATATCCACAATCATTCCGTGAATACCATCAAAGATAGCAGTGTGTTTACCACCAATAACATTTTCAAATGCTTTGATTTGTTTTTGTTTCAGTTGGTCAATCTCGTTGAACTTAACTTCAGAAGCTTCGTTGATTGTCTTTTTAGATTCAAGTAATGATTTTAGTTTCATTTTTTTCCTTCAACAAGTTGTTCAACTTTCTGACCCATCGGTCTACCAATTGTCATTGATACATAAAACCCAACAGCATCTACGATATCCTTACCATCCCACTTTGCCATAGAAGCAATTTTTGGACCGATTTCATATTCGTACATATCCTCAAGGTCTTGTTCACCCATAGGGTCACCTTCGTATTTAGCTTTAGGAAATATCTTTGGAACATTCTTAATAGCTGCAGAGAAATTAGCGTCTCTTAAAGCACCAATCAAAATGTGCATTAATGCGTATTGGTGATTAGCACCACCAACTCGTAACCCATTCAATTCTTTACTTAAAAGTTTGTGAACAAGTTTATTAACGGCTGGGTTCATTTCATTGATTGAGTTTTCATTAACACCACTATATTCATGGTAGTTTGAAGATGCCTGTGAAATGTAGTTTTCAGCATTAGTGATGTGGTCTTGAATCCAAGCAGGAATATCTTTTTCCATCTCACCCATTTTTTGCTTCAATTCAGTAGCGTACTTGATAATTGAATCTAATGAGTTTTGAGACATTTTCACTTCGTGGTCTTGTTCTTCGTTTACTGATTCAGAAAACATTTTAATCATTTTCCTTTGGATAGGATTATTAGGTTTACCTACAAGTGCAGTTACAAAATCCATTTTACCATCTAGCTTACTTTTTTTAAGAAATTGGTATAATTTTTCAATATTCAACTCGTTAGTATCAACGAATTTTTGAACTGCATCAGGTCTTGTTGTAGTTAATGAAGCAATCGCTACTGCAAATTTGCTAATACCAGCATTAGTATATTTACTAACATCTTCTTTTAATAATGACATCATTTTCATTTTATTTTACTCCAAAATCACATTCGCAATAACCACCAACTTCACAAATGATATCTCTCATGATGGTATTAGCTTTAGTATAATTAGTTTGTTTTCTTTGAACACTTTCTTTAATGACACCTTCATTTGTAGGTCTCAAAAAAGCACCTTGAGTTGATGGATTTGATACAAAGTCCCAACAAATCAATTCGAAGTCGTTTTCAACAGCAACAGTACCATCTTCTTTGATTTGTTTAACAGAACCCATACCCCTTGATGAAATACCAACAGTACAACCAGCCTTAACCAGTTCTTGTAAGATTTTACCAGCAGGTGTATTTAATATTTCCACCTGACCAACAACATCATCACCATTCCACCACACATCACGAATGATATGTGAAGTATTCTTCAATTCAACTACCGATGATTCAGGGTGGTCGAGTTCGCCATAAGCTCTATTCTCTCTAATCTCTCTACCCTTGTATTTTTCGAGTTCTCGTTCAAGGATTTCTTTGGGATAGACTCTACCATTTTGGTTTTTAGCATTAGCTCTCTGAAGTACACCACTTACAATGAATCTACCACTTTTATCGTGTGATTCTTTCAACATTTGAGGTGTAATCTCAAATAAACTAACATCTATTAATAATTGTTTCATTATTTCTCCCAAACTTGTCTTTTACGATATAAATCAAAGAATATTCTTGCAATTTCTCTACGGATTATATAACGGACTTGCTCAAGGTCATCGACTTCAAGAGCTTCCTTTAAATTTTTATTTTTGTTACATCCGCAAGACATATTAAGCACCCAATTCTTTAATTTTACGAGAAATCTTTAACATTCTTTCCGAAATCTTTGAAAATCTCATTTTAGTTGATTCCCAATACTGACCTTGGTCTACACCCATTTCGGTTTTTAATTTTGTGTTCTGGTTTACCAATTGTTCAACCTCATACAATTTTCGATTGATTTCTTTGATAGCCAAATTCACTTTCTTTTTAGCAGAAAGTGTTTCGTCTTTTTTATATGCCCTATAAGTGGCTTCGATTAGACTTTCAAGTTGAGTTTCCATACGAGAAATAGCTTCAAAGTGTTGCTTTTCTTTTTTGGACTTTTTGTAACCCAACACCTCAATGTGGTCTGTGTCTAAATCGTCTTCATCTTGTGATTTGGCAAATGCGTTCGGAGTCCGTGGGGGTCCAGCGCCACCATCCATATTTCCAGTGACATTTGCCTCTTCAAGCTCTTCTTCTTCGAATTGCTTAAATTTTAAGTCAAGTTGTTCTAATAAAAATTTAGACATTAGATACTCTCCTTAATTCTTGTAACAATTCATGGTATCTTAACAACGATAAAATTTGATTTTCGTTGATTACCTTTGAATTTGAAATATTATCAATTAAATTAACAGTCTCATTTACCTTAATACTTGCAACCTTATCAGTAACCTTTACTTTAGCAAATTCGGACTTTAACTTTTTAACTTCAGATAACACAAACTTTCTCAAATTGTTAGAATTATCGACATTATTGATATAATTACGAAGTACCTTTTTTTGAGATTCTGAAAGTGTTGTATATTTTGAATTAAACGAATCAACCAAGAATTTGTAAGCCAACATACGAACCTCTTTAGGTTGTTCAGCGTATTCTTTGGTAGTTGCTGATTCTGAAATGATTTCTACATCTTTTGTAGTGATGGTTTCAAGGATATTCGTTTTACAATCAACGTATTCTTTTGGTGAAACCGATTGTGTGTACTCAAACACTTTGTATATAGAAGCCAATTGCTTATAGTTTGATACACGATACTTAAAAAAGTCTTCCATCACAAAAGATTCTTTGATGGATTTAATTAAGTTGTATTTTTGTCTCTTCAAAGTAGTCTCGGTCAACGACCCACGTTCTTGTAAAATAATATTTACAAATTCTTGAGCTTTATATTGTGAATCAAAGGTTTCCTTTGTCAGAGATTGATATAATTTCAATTCTTTACTTAATTCGCTTCCTTTTTTGAAATGTTTTTTAATAATTTCAAGGGCAAGAGAGTCTTTACCCGCTAATGTGTCTGAAGCGATTTGTCTTACGAGTAATTCAAATAGGATACCCGTATTCTTAAATTTACTATGTTTAAGTTTCGTCATCTTAAACTTTCTCTTTTGTTTCTACTTTATAAATATTACACTTATACTCAAATCGTATCGTCTAACAAGTTAGATTCATCCAACATATCAAACTCTTTTGGTTCTTCTTCAGTTTTTAACGATTCAATTATCATTTTTTTGGTCTTAACCTTACTCATAGACTTTTTTAAGGACTCTAATGTGTTCGGCGAACCTCTAAATGTGTGATATGCTGAATCAGTACCAACATCGGTCTTTTTACCCAACGGGTCACGACCCATATTAGCATCATCAGTACCATATGTACCACCTTCAGTTGGTCTACCAGCACCTTCAAATCCACCTTCCGGTGAACCACCCTCTTCTTCAGCAGGTTGTTGTGATACTACAGCCAAATCATGTGGTGTACCAAAGGATTCACCAGTTTTAACAGGATCATTACCTTCATTTACGATTTGTTCTTGTCTGAAACCAAGTTTTAAGTCATTGATAACTTTAGCTTGTTCGAGTTTCCACTCATCATCTGACATATTAAAGATGTTTTTATACATCCATTCTTGAGAAATCATTTTTAACTCTTTCATTGAACTAACTAAACTTGTTTTTTCAGTCCAAAGAGCGGCTTTCTCTTGTTCGTAGATAACAGATGGAGTCGTTAACTCCAATTCAAAGTTTACAAGGTCAGCACCTTCGTAACCTTGAGTATATAAGTGAACTATTGCAATCTTTGTAAGTTCAGAAACAGCAATTTTTTGGATACGTTCAACAGTACGTGCAAATCTAATGTCTTGTTGAGCAAGTGTAGCTTTACCTTCAACACCTTCTTCGTATCCGATGAATGCTTTAGGAACTTTTAAAGCAGCCATCATTCTATTTTTTAAATATTCGATATCATCAATACCACCGAACTCCATACCACTCAACGAATCGATTTCAGTTCCACTTTGACCACCTCTTACAGGAAGATAATAGTCTTCCAACATATTCTGCATATTGAATTTAAGGTTGTAGTCACCGGTATTCTGGTCGATGTATGGAACTTTCTTCATTTGGTCAATGATGTTCCTCATGTGTTGGTCAACTTCACCAGGTGGGATATTACCAACGTCAATTTTGAAGATTCTTTTCTCGGGAGCTCTCATGATACGATGAATCATCATAGCATCTTCCATAAGAGTTAATTGTTTCCAAGTCTTACGAGCTGGCTCTAACATAGAACGACCATATGGTAAGAAGTTTGAGTCAGCCATAAGTCTGAAGTGAGCTACTTGATAGAAATCAAATTCAACACCCTCTCTAGCTTTACCCATAATGTTATATGAGTTTGGAGCGGATGACATTGAACTTAATTTAAACTTAACTTCATACGGATTGTCAGGATTGAATCCTTCAACACGTTCTACTTCGTATGTAGACATTGGTGATACGTTTACAATACCAACTTCAGGTTCAATGTCAAGGTGTAAGTAGTAATCACCATACTTGTTCATACCACGAATCCAAGCCCATAGGTTGAATTCAATATTCAGAACATCGTAAAATAAATTGTGAAGAACTTTCTTTAGATTCTCATCGGATGATTTGATTCGTAAAACATCACCCATGTCATTTTTTAAAGTACATTCATCGGAGTAAATATCAAGAACCGAAGCGATGATTGAGTCTTTGTCCATAGATTCATAATCGGTATACAATTCCAATTTATTAGAATAGTAATTGAATTGTTGATTATAGGTTTCCCAGTTTCTACGAGACGAATGTAGTCTACCAAATCGGTCATAATACGAGCTTTGTCTCATATTACCTTGAGATTGGAGTCTTTGAGTATCGACAGTCTGAACTTTATCCTTACCAATTCGTCTAACGACTACTTGGGTGTTGAATAATTTTTTCAGTCTACCATATATTGAATTATCTGCCATATTGTGTTTCTCTAATTTGTATACTCTTACAAGTTATAAATATACAAAAAATAAACTTAACTACCAAATTAAAGAATCCAAGTCATGTCAAGGTCGTTACCATGACCATCCTTAACAACCCATGGATTTTTATTACCAAGTCTTGAATTGTAAGCACCTGTGTTTGATTTTCCAATGTGAGTCAGAGCTGTTCTTGTTAAATCAATACCCTGTTGTCTTAATTTTAATGCAGTATCCCTTACCCAAAGACCTGTGGAGAATGACATTACCAAGTCATCATTATATCCTTGTTGAGCTTCCGCTCTTGACCCATTCCAAATAAAAACAAACAATTCATCAATCAATCTTTTAGAATGAATGATTGGTGCCTTTTCTCTCATGTAAGTATCTAACTTTGATATCACAAGTGGTCGAGTTCTTGATGTCATAGAAAAACCAGGAACCATGTCCTCTTTCTTTTTCAAGTCCCAACCTTTACGAAGATGAACATCCTCGTCAACATATCCAACTTCACGATATGAATAATATAGATTGGTATAATTTCGGTCAATTACTTCTTGAATTACAGCCCAACCAATATTTGCGTTTTCAATCACTAACATTGCGTTGTTCCATTCAGCAGCAATAGAAGTTAACATGGCACCAAATTGTTTGGTTTCAATTTTACCTTTATATTCGGCTACTTGTTCGACTGTCTCTACATCTATAACGTGAAATGCCGAATAGTCTTGCCCATCACCACGGGCAACGTCAGCTACAACTACATAATCACGAGAATAATTCGGATATTCCCATATCCAATAGTTACTATCAAACCCACGTTTTTCCACAGGGTCTTTTATATAGGTTTCAGTATACCATGTTAAAATAGATGGGTCAACAACTGTGTAACCTGAACTGATGAAGTCACAATCACATTCTTGGGCAGCACCTTTATCACCAAGGAGTTTGGTTTGGTCATCTCTCCACTTTTGATTTCGTTCAGGGTGTACAGTCCAGTGAAGTTTAATCGGATTCCAACTATCACCATTCTCACCCTTCAACCAAATCTTGTGGAACCAGTTACCAACACCATTTGGAGTTGAAAGTACGATAGCTTTACCACCAGTAGAAAGGGTTGATTGAGCAGATGTCCAAATATCCTCAATATTTTGAATAAACGCAGCCTCGTCAATAATCAACATTGACAATGCTTCAGAACGACCAGCATCACCTGCGGCAGACGTTGCTTTAATTTGAGAACCATTCCGTAATCTTAATGATAATTTATTATCTTCGACAGTTTCACTCTTTAACCAACTTGGTAAACTATCGTGCATGAATCTAACTTTTGTAACAAGGTTTTTCGCTACTTCTTGTTTAGTTGCAATTACCAATATGTTTTTATCTTCATGAAACAACATCAACCACAATGAATATCCAGCGGATAATGTCGAGATACCTAACTGACGTGATTTTAGGATTACGTTAAATCTATTATCGTTGAAGTCCGTCATCAAGTCTTCTTGGAACGGATACAAATTAAATAGAATCTTACCTCGGTGTGGGTGTTGGATGTAACAATACTTTTTAAAGAAATATACAGGGTCTTTCGCACACTTAATGTACTCTTCCCTTATCATTTCCTTTAAAGTTTTTGCCATAGGTAATTTTTATAATAAAAATATCAATGTCATAGCCAAAATACCAATACTACCACCGGTCGCTAATCCACTAAAATACTTTTTTCGTTTTTCTGATTTTAAAACTTTGATTTCAGATTCTTTTATCTCTATGATTTTGTCTTTTTCAACAACAATAGATTCTACATCTTTTACAATCTTATTTAAGTTCACAATTTGTGAATCTTTTAATTCGATTTTTTTTTCCAGCAATACAACCTTATCCTTTACAAGGATTAGTTCAGCATCACATAGTTCGTACTTAGCCTTTATGACCAATGCTTTTTCCAAAGTGTGTCTTGGAACTGCAATTAGAGTAGAATCACTTGAATGCGTCTGTGAAAGCAGATGTGAGCTCGTCATCAGACATAGAATTAAACTTAGCAACGTCTTTTTCATGTTGTTTCTTTAGTTTTTTAATTTGAGAATCTTTTGCATCAAGCTGTGCATCCACTTTTGCAATCTCTTTATCAATTTCAGAGTTTACAACTTTCAATGAATCCACACTACTCTGCAATCTTTGGATTTCTTGTTTGGCAGTTTCTTCTTGTTGTTTGAGCATCTTCATGTACTCTTTCTTATAAGAATTTGACATGAATAAATGTTGAGCCAACAAAAGACCCACCGCTACAATGATTACAATGTGTAGTGATTTAAGTTTCATTACTTGGTTACTTTACCAGCAGAGGCTGCAGATGAGCCTTTTTTCTTTGGATAGTATCTCTTCTTTGGTTTAACTTGACCGGCAGAAGCATTTGCAGAACCTTTAGGTTTGTTAGCTGACTTTTTAACTTCTTTTACAGCAGCTTTAGTCTCAACAACTTTTTTTTCTACAACGTTGATTTGTTCTTTAACAACTTCAACTTCTTTTTTAACTTGGGATACAGTTTCCATGACCTTTTCGTCAATGTTTGTCTTACCCAAAATCCAATTCCAAATTTTTGTTAGTGTTTTCATAATATTCCTATTTTAAAATAAATATTGATTTTTAATTAATTAAATAAATCGGTCAACAATTTGTCAAATGGTTCTTTTAGAATGTTATAATGAGAACTCGACTCGACAAGGTGTTTACCACCATATAACATATCTCGGGTTGAGATGTGTAGTTCATGGGTTTTGTCGTTTTGATATTGTTTAGCGCCCCATAAGTGATACAATGTATTGTTTAATTCAGGAGAAGCAACATCATGACCCATATCCATATCATATGTAAAGAATCCTTCAGATGAATACAAAACTTTACACACCGCTTGTGTTTTTATTGGAACATTTAAAACATATGTCCAATAATTAGCAAGAGCAGCGATGAACCATTGTTCCATCATTATTTGTGCTGATGATAATGGTTGCATTCTATGTGAATGTTCGGTAGCATATGATACATCACCACTCGAATCCAATACAAAATCAAAATAACGTTTCACAAAATCAGATTTGAACGAATCATTAAACATACCAATTACAGCACAATTCATCGGTTGGGTGTTTCTGAACGATTTCAACATATCATCGTCCCAAACAAACCCTTCCGGCCCATGTACATCAAAAATGTTTGGATATGAGACGCTAGTCTCTCTATGTAGATACGCAAGGTCACAATTTGTGTATGTACTTAACGGATTGTGTAATAGTAAATCAGTATCGAGTATAATAAATGGAGCTTTTAACTTACCCATAGCCCAAATCTTTGGAGACGCCCAAAAATTATGAGATATTCTATCATATGGGTAGTCGTCAAAGAAATTTGTAATCACTTCGTCATATAAACTTGTGATTTTCCATTTATCGTAGAATTCTTTTGTTTTTGAATCCGTTATTAAAGACAATGGAACATCTGGGTTGACGTTCCTGTGATTTATACAAGAATACATATGAGTTATTAATTCAAATGTCTCTGGTTCTCTGTTACGAATTATGTAGACGTGGTAAACCTTCATCAAAACTTGTTTACAATAAGTATTGTTTTCAAATTAATAAATTACCACTTTTTACAAGACCAATAACGAGCCTTCCATCTTGGACCTGGACTATCACAATTGTGACGTGCTCTGAATGATGCTCTAGCCTCTGGATTATTCTTACGAATTCTCATAGTACCACCTTTAGCATCACCACCTTGACCAAAGTTTACTTTAACAACATTACCTTTGTCGTTTTTAACGTATACTTTGAACTTCTTAACATCACCCTGCATAATCTTACCAAGTTTTACTTTACGACCTTGGTATTCAGCCTCACCCAATTGTTTTTTGTATTTTGCAATATCATCACGGAGTTCTTCAAAGTCTGACCACATACCATTTTTGATAAAGTAGACAGCACCTTTAAAGTCTTTGAATCCCAAATATTGTACAAGCTTCTTATCAGAATATAATTGTTTCAACACTTCTTTAACTCCAGCCGAAGCAAGATTCATTTCTTTTAGATTGGATTCAAAAACAGGAACTTGAACGCCTAACTTTTTAAGTTTTGTTTCGAGTTCAGCTTGTTCTTCTTGGTCACCAAACTTTATGAATTCAAGAACTTCTTTGAATGTCTTAAATCCAAGTTTAGGTAATAGATTTTTATTGTTGAAAATTGTAGTAAGTAATTCTTTAACGCCGGCTGATTTAAATTTCAACTCTCGCAATTCGGCTCTTTCAGATTTCATGTAAGATTCTAAAAACTCTTTGAAATCAACAGTCTCTTCATAGTTTTCAACATCATACTCATCAACAACTTCTTCTTCATCTTCTTTGATGAATGATTTTGCTACGGGATTAGAATAGACTTTACCAATCTCCATACCATTTTGTTCCATGAATGATTTAATAGCGTGATATTCTTCTTTGATGATTTTTTTAAGAATGTTAGTTTTTGATTCTTCTAACTTTTCTTCTTTTTCATCAGATTCCTCATCGAGCTTTTTAACAGGATACATTTTTCCGTTAAATTCGAATTCGGTCAATCCTTCTTGACGAGCTTTAAACAAAGCGCCGGTAAAAGCATTACCTTCAGTTACAGATTCTTTTTTCAAGTTTCGTTTCTGAAGAACTAATTGATTGATTTTTGAGAATAAATCTGCAATTTCTTTATCCAGTTTTTTTTCATCATCACTCATTGGAGATTCGATGTCAACATCGGAATAAAGTTTTTTCTTTTTAGCAATCAATACCTCGATTTTTTTAAGTAAATCATTTTTTACTTTATCTAAATCTTTGATTACATCTGATGTAGTTGCTTCGTTCTTTTCTTCGTCAGGACTCATACCAAATGTGGAATGAACCAACTTGTCAAGCTTCATATGAAAATCTTCTTCTTCAGAATCAGTAACCTCACCAAATTGTTCTTTGTTTTTTGCGTCTGCAAATGCTTGGGCTTCTTCTTTGGTAGCGAATCCCTTTACCCTAACTTCACCTTCCCATACAGCCCATGGTTCTTTTGGATTCTTACATGGTCTAACAACATATCGGTCATTTGGGTCACCGCTGTGTGATTCTTCAACACCATCTTGATATAAAACTTGAATATCTTTAATATCACCAGTAAAAGGTCCATTAAGGGTATTAATAGTAACTTTGTTACCACTAATCTTCATTACCATTCCGGTTTTGTTTTTAGATTTAAAATGAACAAAATCACCAATCTCGAAATCACCAACATTTGCTTCGGTTACTGTCATTTCAACAATCTTAACAGGAACTAATGCTGTGCCTTTATCGGTCATCTTCATTACATAATGTACACCATCAATTACCGATTTATAATCCTTTGGCGTTTTAGCCCATTCTTTTTTAGTAATTGTATTTGTAATTTTAAATGTAGAACCTTCTTGTACACAATTTGGTACTTGTTTTCCGTTTTTCATTTTCATACCCACTTGTTTATAGCCATCCCAACATGGGCTATCTTCACTTATAGATTCTTTTTTGGTTTTCCAACTACCACCTTTTTCTTTGTACCATTTAGAAGCAAATGCGTTAGCATACGCAGATGGATACACATCATATTTAGCTTTAGCAGCAGCAACGGCTCTTGACCAAAGAGCTGGGTTTGTGGGTTCGTTTTCTTCTTGTAATTTTTGGAGAGATTCTACCAACTTAACATATAAATCTTTTTTAGTACCCATTAGATTCCTTATGAAATATAAACGTTCAGTTCATATGCGTTACGCATTCCGTATACTTGAATTTGTAAAGCTTTACGTTGTGGTTTACCACCTTTTGTAAGGGAGATTATAAATCTATTGGTTTTTCCTTCCGATGGTTTTTTTGGACCTAATCCAATTTCTCGTGAAGTTTCGTCATCATCAAAGTCGTACCCAGCTTTTTTAGCATATTCCAATGCGGTTTGAATCGCTGAAGTATATGTATTGTGGTAAACTTTATAGTTGGATTCTTTGATTACCGATTCATTTCTTTTATTGTTGGTATACATACCCTTTAACCAGACAAGAGCGTCTTTGGTCAAATCAAAGTTTGGAAATTCTTTTTTAAATTCCTTTACGAAATCTTGAAAGGTTTCTGCTTCTTGAACCATAATATCAATTTCACCCATGGTGGATTCATTGACTTTTTTAGATTCGGTTATAAGTGATTTTAATCTCATAATATGTCTCCCTCAAGAAATAAATAGGTAGTTTATTACACTTTCGTATTCTATACGTTAGTTTCGGTTGGGTTTTCTAATTTTGCTATAAATTCGGTTCTAAATTTTTCAAAATCGGAATCTAACTTTGCTTCAAATTCCTCAAATGACATACCACCAGACCAATCTTCAAATGAACCATCTTCATTTATATATTGAGTTCTTAATCCGGCTTTTAAAACTTCTTTTTCAACTTCAGCTTGTTTTAACCAAGCTTTTGCATTGTTTAATATTTTCTCACGTTCGTATTCTTCGTACTTACCTTGAATTTGCAACTGATGTTCCATATCAATTACACAATCCAAACACATACCATGAAAAGCTTTCATTTTCTCATCAGCTCTTGATGGTTTTTTACAAGTGCACGTTTCTTTTGGACAATTTGGAAATGTTTTTAGTTCATTTCTTAAATCTGAAAGTTTACCAAGTTTAACTTTGTAACCTTTTTTTTGTTCCCACAAATTACCCTCTTCGTCTGACCATTGTTCACCAACTTCACGTTTTACATAGTCAACACTTTCACCAAATGTAATACTTTTACGAGTTTGTGTTTTGTGAGTTCCGGCCAACATCTCTTTGACCGCTTTTACATTTTTTAATTTATCGTTTGCCATAACTTTTTTGTTTCATTATATAAATATAAAAAATTATTCATAGAAAAGACCAAGTATCTGATTCAATGGTGCAAATGTGCCAGTGAGTTTGTAAGTGTTTCCTTTATAAACAAAGACAATACCCTCATTTGGTACAATCTTATCTTTACCACCAATAGCAGCAAGTCTTTCTAATTCTAATCTTAATTTTGCAATCTTTTTAGGGTCACCTAATTTCTGAACATCTTTGATTGTTTGGTCAAGTCGGTCTTTCATGTTACGAACGGCTGTATCGGGGTTGACGGTCAATACAGATGACATAAACGAAAGAACCTCGGCACCCACACCCAAGAAAATATCTTCAAATGGTCTAATGTTATCTTTTGCAATTTTAGCATGGTCATTCTTGTCGACACCTTGAGCCCATTCTAATACTTTAGAATCGGTTATATTTTTACTATCCAATCGGAATGACTTGTCGTAGAAAGCCCATCGTTTTACAAGACCCATTTTTGTTTTGTTGTCAATTGTAGATGGTGATTTTGTATCAACATAATTTTCCCACCATCTCTGGTGATATTCAGCTACACCATCCGTATCTTTTAAATTGAATTGCTTTTGCAACTTACCAAGTTGAGATTCAAACTTTGACTTTAATGATGTAAGTTTTTGTGACTTTGGTAATTGTTGTACAGGTGGGCCTTGGATTGTATATTTTGATTGAACGTCAGCATTAACTTGTTTAATCATACCAGCCAATACTTTAGCATCACTTTGCTCAGCACCAATAGCCACACCACTCTCATCATATTCGGTTGTATTATGAAATACCAAAAGAGGTTGGCCATATGGGATTACGTTAACGGACGTAGGCCATATTACTTCAAGGTTCATGAACTTTGCACCTTGTTTAAATATCTTATCTCGTTGAGCCTTTGACAAACTTTTAATAGCCGATGTCAAATCTTTCATGGCAAAGTTGTAAGCATCGGTAAGACCACCACGACCTTGGAACTTACTTGCAACTCCACTAATATCAAGAGCTTTCTCACCACGATTAGCAAGATGTCCTTTATTTCTAGCAGCAATCAACCCACCCTTATCATCTCTCCATGAAATGGCAAGAGCTTGACCATCGGTTTTTTCTCTGGCAAGTTCCAACTCACCATTTAAAGCACCACTAATGATTTGTTTTAAATCACCAAACGTGAGATTCATTTCAGTATCAAATGGGTGAGCCATATGTCCATAAGCACCACCTTCCATTAACATACCTTCGTCAAGTTTATCAATCAATCTGAATTTAAGAAGTGGTTTATCATTAATTGTGATATCACCCTTTTCATTTTTACCAATTGATTTTACGACTACTCTTTTGTTTTTAAATTTACCACCAAGTACAGTGTCACCTATGTTAATTGGAATAGTAATATCCTCATCTAAAAAGTTTAAAAATTCCATACCTAAATTATAAGCTATACTTGTGGAGTTTTCAGTAAGGGGTAATTTTCCAATGGAATATTCTATGATTTCATACCCAATTCGAATCGCATGTTCTTTTTTTAAATCTTGAACATCAACTTCTTTTCTTCCCGATTGGGCTGTGGTGAAATCATCACTTACGGGTGGTATTTCTAAATCAGTATTATTTCTAATATTTCTTTTGGAAGAATATTGATAGTAATCAGAACTACCTTTAGCATCGGGTGAAATGATAACATCAGCTTTTGGAAAGTGCATTTGAGTGTAACCACCATTTACAAACCAGACATCATCCTTTTGACCGGGATTTTTTACTCCAAGTTTTCGAGTTTTTCCCGGCATAACAAACATGGTGTCGGGTTCACCAGCTTCAGCTCCATATGTAGCTCCTTCTAACAAAGACTTGATGTCAAATCTTTTAAAGAACTCTTCCATTATCGATTCCACTTTTAATAATCGAGTTGAAATCAGATTGTAAATTTTAGGGTCAAATTTTGGATAAGCTTTTTTAAATCCAGCTTTTCTTTGAGAATCTTCAGACGCTGATAACCAGTTCCTAACATCCGTTCCGCTTATAGCATTTGGTTGTTTTGGTGATACATAAACATATCCATGCTCTTTATATCCAAATTCAGGGTTACCATCGTATTTTTTAAAATACTTACCACCTAACCTTGCTTCATCTTTCTCACCAACTACAGTGATAAAAGCGGTAGAACTTTCGTCAAATTTTGAAATGACTTCAGTCGGAGCATATGGATTTTTTACTTGAACAATTTGTGATGATGGGATGTTAAACATCTTTACCATTATCTCACGTTTCTCTTTGAAATTAAATGGATGTCTCGGCCCACCTTGTTGATTTGAAGTACCTATAAAGACATTTTCTTTACCAAATTTTTTAACAAGATGTGAGTATGTTGCATAGTGACCATTGTGAAATGGTTGGAATCTACCAGCATAAACAACAACCTCTCGTTTAATATTAGCTTCAACGATTACGGACTTAACCCATTCTTTAATTATATTTCCCATAATAATAAGTATCTATTTTATAATTCTATGCAATCTCATATGAACCATTCCAAAGAAATCTATCACCACTTACCCATGTAAATGGTTGAGTTGCGTTTACATCATTAGCAGTTCCACCAGTCGCTTGGTATTGTATTGCTGTTTTATAACTAAACCCAGCACGAGCACCATTTATGGTTGCATTGTACCAAGCACTTAAATTATCTAATAATTGTGCAGTCATCAAAATAGCATCAGCGTTTGATGCTGTAAGTGGCATTGACACATACCACTCGCCCGTACCAAATGTGGTAGTCGAACCCATTACTATATTACCTCTCACAAAACAAGTTTTACCAATTACTTTGTATTTACCAGTTCTACTACCATTACCAATTGATGGTTGTGTTCCAGCACTTGACCACTCTGGAGTGTATGAAGTCCAGCTTGTATCAGCTCCAAATATATTAGTGTCATAAAACTTCGAATAAAGTCCGGCCGAATATGTTCCCGATTTAGCGAATTCTGTCATATTAAATTTCCTTTATATTTACGATGGCAACGAGGCTTCATTAAATCCGTTATACACGGCGGAGAATGCTCGTGTAGCGGTTAAAGTTACATTTCGTATATAAGTTTTAGTATTCCCATCAGGCGTACCACTTGATACATTTGAATAACCTAAAACTTTTATCAAACAATACTTACCTTGAAAGTCTGATGGAATTTCCATTCCTGTTGGATATACATTTCCCGAAAAACTTCTTTCAGGAAATGCTGCTGATGATGCTATTGTATATGTACCAAGTATCGTTTCATTTTCCCAAGTATCAAATAAACTATCAGTTGTAGATGAACCTGTGATTGCTTTTGATATTGTTATTCGACTGCCATGTGTTACTGCACTTGCTCCACCTTTAGCACCATACAATGTAAACGCCCATAATAGTTTATTTTCACCAGGAAGTATATGCACTGGAAAATACAAATCAGATGAACTTACATACACAGGTGTATCTTGTCCTACTAATGTCATACCATGATAATCACTTACAATTTGTCTACCAACATTTCTTGCATCGACCAAACCATTTGTGGTGTCTATGAGCGTGTAGTAAGTACCTTCAATAACACGAGCTATAAGTACGTTTGACCCTGTAATTTGTCCATTCGATTTTAATGCCAAATTTGGAGTGGAAAATGAACCTGATATTTGTTTAGCGGACGAACTTATTGACGTTTGATTTAGAACAAATCCACCAACAATACCACCATCCAATAAAGCATTTGATGCAGTTACTTGCCCATTTGATTTTAAAGATAATAATCCATTTGATGAAGATATCGCAGTATCGGTTAATCTAAACCCACCAATTTGTCCACCATTCAGTAAAGCATTTGATGCTGTGATATCACCATTGGATTTTACTTTAAAGTTTGTTGAGTTCAATACAAAGTTATCAACAGCAATTGTAACATCACTACCACTAATCAAAGCAGCGGATGCTGTAATCTGACCATTGTCTCTTAATATGATATTTCCATTGGATGAACTGATTGTATTTGTTGAAATACCATAACCACCAATAGAACCAAACGTAGCGGTTATACCACCTTGAAGATACACATTATCAGTAGCAAGACCAAATCCCGGATTTGGATTACCAAATACCATATTACTTCCAGCCAAACCACTCAAGTCACCCAAACGTGCTTTTAACTCAACATCATAAATTCCACTACCAGTTCGTTCCACAATATCCATATACGGGGTAGCTTGGTCATTTGGATTTGCATTTATACGAATAAACCCGGTGTTTAATTTACCAGTAGATACTAAAACTTGACCAGCCTCATATGATTGTGAAATGGCAGGAGCATCACCTAATGATGATGAATCTCCCGTGATACCATAACCATATGAACGAGTAACGTATAGATATCCTTTAAAGTCAGTTCCACTTGATGGGTCTAATCTCGATGATGTGTTTACTAAAACGTATTCAGTAGCAAATCCAGTATCCGTTACTTTTTTAAGAACAAGAATTTCACCATTAACAAATCCCGTAACGTTGTCTACAACAAAAATACTTGCCGAGGGTGATATGGTTGTATAAAGCGTATCAATATTACTCTGGCTTCCGGCTGTTATAGTCGCAGATGTATTTGTAGAACTTGAATAAATAATTACACTTGAAGTGTAAGTTGTTTGTAATGGTGCTTGAATTGAAGATGTATCAATTTTTATGTTTGCAGCATTTATTCTTTCAAGAATAGGATATGTTCGTGTAGTGCCACCAGCATCAAATGTAATTCTACCCTTCTCAGCTATTGACACAGGAAATGACCCACCCAACGTAGATACTATATTTGATGAGGTTATTGATGAAGAGTACGAAGCTGACGTATACGATATAGCGATTTTTGTACCGGTACTTATTGGAGCAGCATTTGGGTCAAACGTGTATCCTGCGTCAAACGCTATCGTAATAACACCGGCCGATATAGTTGTTATATTACCACGAGCATTTTCACTCGGACTACCACCATCGAGAAATATGGGTGATGGTGGTGACGTAATCAAGTCCAACAAATTACCGACAAACGAAGACGTGGGTATGTTTGATGATGGTAATTGTGCTGTATAGTTATTTACTTCAAAATCGGATTCATTACCATAGTAATCGTTTTTTAAATCCGTTTGTGCTTGAAGATATGTATTTACCAATGTCTGTATTTGACGAGACGCAGTTACTGTTATACTTGTATTTGTATTACTTTGTGAGTAATATAAGGTAGCTAAAGCAGCATTAGCATATATTGGAGTACCAATTGTAAAATGAGTTGAATCTGTTTTTGATACTAATAGATAATCAGTACCACTATAGTTAACATAGTCTTTACCAATTTCGTTACCAAATCCACTTGGTAAACTTGTAGATGAAGTAATTATCGATGATGATATGGTTGTAGCCGTAACTACAGCCGAACCACTTAATGTTGTTGAGTTAGCAATGTATAATTGACCACCAACAGCGTTTACTGATTCTTTCTCAAAGGTTGTTGTTTTTAATGTACCTCTGACTGATATGTTTTCAAATTCGGCTTTACCATCTTGACCAATCTTCCAACCCTTAACTCCACTTGCGAAATCTCGTGTTTGAATTTTACCACTTGAATTGATATCAAGGTTTGTACTAAAAATACTTCCAGTGTTTACACTCCAACCACCAATACTTGCTGATACAAATTTGGCAAAACCTTGTGAAGTTATTGAAGATGATGCGTTGTTTATATTCGATGGAGCACCACCAATTGTGGCGGGTGTAAATAATTGGTTGACCGATAAATTTGCGTTGATTACAGCATCAGCCCCAATTATCAATAAATTGTTTTGAGGGTCAAGGTGAAATAACGATGAACTAATTTCAATATTACCTTCAGACCCACTTATGAATTGTGACCCGGTTGTACCAATGAAGAATTTTTCAGCTTTAATATCAAGACTACCACCATCTTCAGTCGAGAATATTAAGTGAGCGTTATCATTTGGCCCCACCAACTGCATACCAACACCTTGAAGTGTATCAGCACCAACTTGTAGAGCACCACTACCACTATAGATTATAAACCCACCAGGTCCAATTCCAAGTGACGCTGATGTTTGTCCTTCATATCCAACCGAACGTAAAAATCCACTCGATACTCCAGCAAGTTCTATACCACTTCCAATTGTGTTTCCAATATAAAATGAACCTGTGATTATAGATTGGTTACCTGCGATATAAACGTTACCGCCAGGAAATACAATATTATCTACTATTAATGAATAATCTGATATATCACCATTGACATTTAAAAATTGTAGTTTAACAGTCTTTGGGTCGTTTAGATGTTCGGTTGGAATTGGAACTCTAAAATACTGACTACCTGTTAATGGAACTCTGGTGCTTCCAATGATTTGGAAATCACCAGACAGCCCTTTTGATTTTATTAATGTGTTTATTGAATAAACACTACCAACCGATGGTTCAAGATTTGTTAATGTGATATTAGCAAAGGAAACTTGGTTTTGAGTTGCTACATATGATGCGGTTGAATAATAAGAAATACTAGCAGAAACCACACCATCTGAATAGTCGTATGTATGAACTGATTTAGAACTTCTATTATCACTTTGAGTTATTGGTGATTGAATCCGTAATACGTTCGTAGAGTAAACATCAGTAATACTTGATGTGAATCGAGTTGGTTGCGATTGGCCAGTTAGTCTCGGAAATAATGTAGTCGTACCAAAATCTAAATAGATTGAACCGCTTTTCATTTCACCATTGAAAGACGTACCACTAACACGTTCTATTGAGATTTGGTCACCCCAATTTGATTTTTTGTAGTATACAAGCGATGATGCTGTTACAGCATTTAAACTACCACTCGTTGATGGTATATTTACAAAAGTTTCAACTGATGCTGATATTGTACATTTTGGTAATGAAGTCCTATCAAATACAATTCTTGATGTGGATGGTAAGTCCA